TAATAGAAAAGTTTTCTCTGCGTTGATTTAGCAACAAACGAAACATGATATCAAAGCCAATGGCTCGTTTGTAAATGCCCTCTACTAGTAGTCGTTTTGCTCCACTAACTTCAGGGCTCAATAATTCATAGTATGTGCTACGATAGTGTTCTAACCAGGTTTTATTCATGTTGTATTTAAGATACAATATCACCATCGGTATCAAATTTTGGGGCTCTGCACCACCCGTCACTGTCCATGCCAGACCAGTAATGTTTAGCATAAGCGTCGGGGCACTCTTCACCAAGTCTATCTCTTTCTTTATAAAAGATAGGATAAAAATAGTCTCTTGGGTAAACAACCACTCCTGGGGCATCTAAATTATGTTGTAGAACTACTGTAAAAGGTTTTACACTAGTTACTACATTTGGTCGATTATTAGTCTCCTTAGCACCAGCGGCCCTAGCATTGAATGCACTAGTTAATGCAATATTGGTTATAATAGAGTTACCCGGTTCGGCGCCAAAGAGGCTGGGACAAATTCTACGATTATCATCTTCCCAGCCACTAAAAAATCTATGGTGCAAGAAATCATCAAAGGGTTTTAAACATTCAAAGTCAGTGTCAACATAAATCCCACCAAAAATTCTCACCACCTCAAAACGCAATATATCTGCTTTGGGAGTAATTGCATAATCAGAATCTTTTAAAATTTCCAAAACTGCTGGACTTATGTTAGTTGGTAAATTATCTAGTCTCCAAAAATAAAATGTCCAGTCTGGGTGATGCTTCATCCAACTTGTTCGCCAATTATATAATTTTTCTTTAAAAGGATCAGAGCCGGGCCACACATGGTGTATAATTTTCGGTATCATAATTATATTTACCATAATATATGCCTATAAATATTCATATGAAAATTGCCATAATGACAGAGTTAAAAATTGTAATTACGTGAAATGTTGAACAAAACAACGGATTTTTATGACAAGTAATTCACAGGCATTGCAAGACATATTTGTATCAAATCTTATAACTGAAAATAAGACGTATATTGAGATTGGCGGTCATGAGCCTGTCAAATGGAGCAATACTTATAATTTAGAAATGGATGGATGGAAGGGATTCAGCATTGAATTAAACACCAGGCATCGGGCTATCTGGGCCGCGCATCCAGAACGTAAAAATAAAATTTATTGGGAGGATGCTTTAACTTTTGATTACGCACAAGCATTAGTTGACAATAAACTTCCTAAACAAATTGGATATTTAAGTTGTGATATTGAACCTCCTGAAAATACGTTTGCGGCATTACAACGAGTTTTATCACAAGGAATTGCATTTGATTGTATTACATACGAGCACGATAATTATGCTAGTGTTTCTGACTGGAACGCAGTTGCTACAGAATATCTAGCAACATTTAATTATAAGCCAGTGATGCACGATGTGTATCCTTATACTAACAAAAAGAAAAAATTTGAAACATGGTTTGTAAAAAATAATATTAATTTTGCACCTATGTTATTTGATGAATGGAAAAGGACAATAAAATTATGAAAATTGTTATAGTAACCGGTGGCTTTGATCCACTACATTCTGGGCATATCTCTTTGCTTAATCATGCTGATCATTTGGGTGATCATGTGGTTGTGGGTTTAAACTCAGATGAGTGGCTCACACGCAAAAAAGGGCGACCGTTCATGTCATGGCGTGAACGTATGACCATACTAGATAACCTACACATGGTGGGCGAAGTGATTGCATTTGACGACAGTGATGACACTGCTTGCGATGCTATTCGTCAAGTTCGAGCCAAGTATCCCAACGATGAGATTGTGTTTGCCAATGGCGGCGATCGTACACAAGATAACATTCCCGAAATGATATTCGATGATGTGGAGTTTGTGTTTGGCGTAGGTGGCAACAACAAAGCCAACTCCAGCAGTTGGATTCTTGAAAACTGGAAAAAACCCAAGACTGATCGTGCTTGGGGCTACTATCGTGTGCTACACGAAGTGGGTAATCACGTGAAACTCAAAGAACTTACCGTGGCTCCCAAAACATGCTTGAGTATGCAACGGCACGAAAAACGTGCTGAGTTCTGGTTTGTTGCTGAAGGAGAAGCCACAGTGTACACCGTAGATCCACATTCAACTGATCGGGATCTGTTGGCCAGCCCGGCACGACATCAAAGTACCTGGATTAGACTCAACGAGTGGCATCAACTATGCAACGAAACTGATCATCCACTCAGACTAATTGAAATACAATACGGCGAAGATTGTGTGGAAGAGGACATTGAACGCCGATGAAACCTATTCCTGTCTTCATTGGATATGATCCTAGAGAAGCAGTAGCATACCATACCTGTGCTAACTCTATCATACGACACGCATCGCGACCAGTTGCTATCGTTCCATTGGCATTAAACTTGTTTGAAGATTACGAAGAAACACATACCGATGGCAGTAATCATTTTATCTACAGTCGTTTTCTTGTGCCGCACTTGATGGAATATACTGGGCATGCAATTTTTATTGATGGTGATATGATTGTTCGCAGTGACATAGTTGAACTGTGGGAACAGAGAGATGTTACTAAAGATGTACAAGTGGTCAAGCATGATTATCGAACCCGAATGACAGAAAAGTATCTAGGAGCACCAAATGAAGATTATCCAAGAAAAAATTGGAGTAGTGTTATTTTATGGAATTGTAACAGTTTTCCTAACCGGCGACTTACCCCCAAATTCATCCAACAGTCCACAGGTAGTTTCCTCCATCGCTTCACGTGGTTGGATGATGAGCGCATTGGTGAATTATCAAGAGAGTGGAACTGGTTGCCTGATGAATACGGGCCAAACCCAGATGCTAAGTTATTGCATTACACCCTTGGTACTCCATGCTTTCACGAGTTCGCTACTACACCGCAGGCAGACGAATGGCATCGAGAACATCTCTTAACTGATTACTGTTTACAAAGATATTCAAAATGATCAACAGTAGTAATTATAGTATAGATTGTTTTCATGATGCTGTTGTGGCCAAATCGTCAAACACCAGTAAAAAATCTCGTCGAGATCGTCACCTCTTAGAAGCACTAAAATCCACTACTATTCCAGGTCTTGTTATGGAATTCGGTGTATGGCAAGGAAAAACTATATCACGTATCGGCACACATTTTTCTCGACAAAAAGTTTGGGGTTTTGATAGTTTTATAGGATTGCCCGAGCCTTGGTTTACAAAAAGCACCCAAGATGGGCCAAGTCATCCGGCTGGCAAATTCAGTCTCGACGGTGAAGAACTTGAAAGTTTACCAAATGTAGAATTAGTTGCTGGCTGGTTCAATGATACTATACCCACATGGCTAGAACAAAATTCAGGCGACATTTGTTTTTTACATATTGATTCGGATTTATATTCAAGTGCTCTTACCGTACTGACTTTGTTAAACGATTGTATAGTTCCTGGAACTGTGATTGTGTTTGACGAGATGTATCCCTGGGCCGACTATAAAAAATATGACCTCTGGGCGCAAGGAGAATTCAAAGCATTAGGAGAATGGATCGCAAATCACAACCGTGAGTTTGTTCCGTTGTTTCGCAGTCAACATCAACAATGCAGTCTAAAGATAACAAAATGACCGACTTTCTTTTTCTAAGCAAAAACAATCAAGACGAGTACATTAACATGTTGGCTCACAGTGCTGGTGCAGAACCCACTGACAGTGACTACTTCGACTTTCATTACGATATTGAAGTAGATCGTAAAAAACTAGTGTTACGTGGCATTCTCAAGCACAAAATCATGCACCGATGCTGGGAAGGCAATCATGACTTTTGGTATGTGGATTCAGGCTATGCAGGCAACAACATAACTCCAGCAAACCCTCGTGGCATTAAAATCTATCACAGGATAGTAAAGAATGACTTACAGCACAAAGAAATTCAACCACGCCCTGATGATCGCTGGTCCAAGTTAGGAATCACATTGCAACCAAGACGACATGGACGAAGGATCATAGTAGCGGCACCTGACGAAAAACCTTGTAGATTTTACGGCATTGATCAGGCACAATGGGTGAACGACACTGTGGCCAGAATAAAACAACTTACAGACCGGCCTGTGGAAGTGCGACAACGTGCGCACAAACGTATAGATAGAGTTGCTACTGCACCATTAAGTCAAGAACTAGTCAATGATGTACACGCTTTGGTCACATTCAACAGTGTGGCTGCTGTGGAGAGTATATTTGCAGGAGTACCTGCATTTGTGCTGGCTCCAACTCATGTGGCATCGCCAGTGGCCAACACCACGTTGGACAGTATAGAAGATCCTGTTTGGTCCGATCGAGATCGATTGGATGCTTGGTGCCACAGCATGGCATACGGACAATATCACGTGAAAGAATTAAGAAATGGCACAGCATTTAGGATGATGCAAGAATGAAAGTTACAAGTTATTTGGCTACCTTGCCCAAAAAGGATCAATACACCGCAGAGTCTTTGCAAAAGGCGCAAGACAAGAGCAACACCTTGAGATATTTTATCCAAGGTGTAAATGCGTGTGATGATGAAGGGATCATATCAGACGATCTAGTGTATCAGCCCAGTGATGTGGCTGTGATACTAGGTTGGGTACACGAGCATGGAAAGACTGCCGCTCATTTGCAATTAAGACAAAACATTGTGGATGGTCAACGTGCCCATGGCGGCAGGACTGTGATAGCCGATTCAAATTTATTCTTGTACAGGAATACTAACAATCCCGGTTACTGGTTACGTTACAGTTATGATGGTGTGTTTCCCAACACAGGAGAATACTGTGATCAGTCACCTGATCCTGAACGCTGGCAAACTATACAGGCACAAACAGGTGTACAGTTACAACCTTGGCGTACACAAGGAGACCATATATTGTTGTGCTTGCAACGCGACGGCGGTTGGAGCATGGCCGGCTGGGACGTGATTGATTGGGCTGTAAAAACCATTGCAGACATAAGAAAATATACCGATCGTCCCATTAGAATACGCCCGCATCCTGGTGACAAGCGGGCAGTAAAATATTGTGAACGACTGATCAAATTATGTATTGGTCGTAGATTGTTAAATGTACATCTTAGTAAAACTGGCAGCACTCTCATGCATGATTTTAAAAATTGTTGGGCTGTGGTCAATCATAATTCCAGTCCTGCCGTAGCCGCTGCCATAGAGGGCATACCAGTGTTTGTGACAGATCCTGAACGCAGTCAAGCCAGAGACATAGCAGGATCTGGGCTCAACAGAATCGAAAAACCACACACTCCTGATCGACTGGCATGGATACAGCGCATCTCACAGTTTCATTGGAGCCATGCAGAATTGCGGTCTGGTGCTTGCTGGGCGCATATGAAAAAATGGGCAAAAAAATGATACAAGTTATAACAAGTTTTAACCAGAACTATTATGATCTTATTGGCAAGGACAGCGTGTCTAGTTTTATCAAATACTGGCCTGAAGAATTAAAATTGACCTGCTATGTAGAGGGCTTTAGATTGCTCGAACATGAAAGGATCCAGCAGATAGATTTTTCTCAGTTGGATCCTGATTATGGAAAATTTCAATTGGCACTTGATCTAAATCAAAGTCAAAAGAAGTTTGCCAAAAAAGCCTACAGTTTCATGCATGCCATTGCCCGACCGCAAGCAGATTGGATTTTTTGGATGGACGCCGACGTTGTTACCATCAAAGACTTGCCAATAGAAATGTTAGAAAACATATTACGACCTGGTTGCTTGTCCATGTACATGGGAGTGACTTATACTTCTGACAAAGCAGGAAATGCTGGCAACTGGTTAGTACCAGAAACTGGCATCTTTGCTGTAAATACTCGCCACTGGCAGTTTAAAACGTTTAGAGCAGAATATCTTAGAAGGTATCACGAAAGAGACTACGCTGACTTGCGTAGATTTTATGACAATGATGTTTTTGGTGCCGCGCTTGGAGTGGTCAAACAGTGTCGCGTGAATGACCTTTGTCATGGATTTGCTAAACCTTACAAAACACCACTACCGCACACAATAATGGGCGAACACTTGATACACTACAAGGCCAAACATTCCAAAGCGGAATACAGTCAGGAAATTGCAGAAGAAGACCAGTAACTTTCAGTTCTAGGGCGTATTAAATCTTTGTCATTGCTACGCCCTGTGTCTTTGCGCTTGCCTTTGAGATGGTCCAAGTAAGCACCCCAGGCGGTGTTGATCAGCGGATGGCCTTCACCTTTGATCAGTCCAGCACTCCAATTTAGTTGGCGCCATGCGGGATTAGCGGCTTGTACTTCTTTTCTAGTTTCGTCAAACACCCAGCAGTCATTCCATTCGCTCATAGTCATTAATCTACCAGAATCATATGCCAGTTGAAATTCTTTTAACCATGCTCGGGTTGTAGGATCCTGCAAGTTCATGCCATATAACCCACATTCGGTGAACTTCTTTTCACGTCCTAAGTAGGCCAGTCCAATTTTTGGGGGCATTTGACTTGTGATAAAATCTAATGTTATGGGCGTGTGGCACACCATGTCTGCATCCATCCAAAATAGCACATCTGCTGAACAATTTGCCGCGCAATGAACAACTGAGTATGCCTTGTGGCTAAACCGTATGGCGTCCCAGCGAAAACCTATACCAGGTGCTTTGCCTTTACGGTCCACAGGGCCTGTAGCAACCATGCCACGTGCTCTAGGGTCGCTGCCCCAGCGTTGTTTGAATGCTACAATCTCCGGACTCACAGCATGCAAGTCTCTAACGTGTAGATTAGGTGCATTCTGTGTTATAGCACAGTCTTCTGTGTAAACGTATAAGTCAATTTCTTGAGGCCAGTTTTGCAAGAATGTATCAATCATACGACTGGCATATTTTCGATATCCGGCGGCATGGAATGTGGTCAGTACTACATATTTCATTTTGGTATCCATATAGTATTTGTTTTGCTTTTAACCGGAGCCGGTTCATATGGTCCGCACAAATCATTTAACCATTGCCGATGTTGGTCTTGTTTGCCGTTGTCTTCTAATAGAAGCCAAGGTCTGTTGCGACGTATTGTTTCTTGACTACCTTCCAACACAGCATCTTCAAACCCTTCTACGTCAATCTTAATCCAGTCTACACAGTCAAAATTGAATTGATCAAGTGTAACTAGTTCGCAATCAAAATTTTCATAATCAGGATCATCGGAGTATTCTGTTACTTGTTGACTTTGTCCACATTTCAAGGTTTTCATACTAAATTTTACTGTTTGTTTTTGATTGCTAAGACCCAAGTTATGCAATTCTATATTACTATAATTTTCTAGATTTTTTTGCAAAACTTCAAAGTTTTTAATTACTGGTTCAAAACATATCACATGTTCAAAACATTCAGCACTGGGTCTAGCAAATATACCAATGTTGGCACCAACATCGATCATTGTGCGCTTGTGGGGAATATAGTTATACACATACCAACGATAACGATTTTGATAATGTACATCCACCACTTCCTGCAGTCGTTCACTAAAAAATCCATTTGGCGGCTCTGAAGAATACCACAGTGAGTTTATTTTATACATATATAACTATTTAACCCAATGAAAATCAGCCTATTTAATAACTTTGGTGCGTTAAACTCTGTACCGGTGTTTGCGGCCTTTGAACAGGGATTACGTGCCCTGGACATTCAATCTAACAGTCACGATCTGGATGCCGACATGGCAGTGATATGGAGTCATTTGTGGTCTGGGCGTATGCGACACAATCGAGAAATTTGGAAAACATTCAGAGACTCTGGTCGTGACGTGATTGTGTTAGAAGTAGGAATGTTAAGGCGCGGTCATACCTGGAAGGTGGGACTAAACGGTGTGAATCGTCGTGCTTGGTTTGGACAAAACAGTCAACGCAACCGAGCACACAAGTTAGGCATACATCTAAAACCCTGGCATCAAGGCGAAAACATTGTGATTGCTGTACAACGCAGTGACAGTGAGCAATGGTCTGGGTTACCTGAGTCGCGAGTCTGGGTAGAACAAACTGTTGCAAAAATTAAATCAGTTACCGACAGGTCTATTGTTGTGCGTTCTCATCCCAGGCAACGTATTGCTGGCATAGCAGGTGTTACTGTACGCAATCCTCGTCCACTAGTCAACACCTATGATGATTTTGATTTTGATACCGATTTAGCCAATGCATGGTGTGTGATCAACGAAAACTCTGGTCCAGGTTGTCAGAGTGTTATAGCAGGTGTGCCTGCTTTTGTTGGTGTAGATAGTTTGGCAGCACCAGTAGCCAATCTGGATCTACTGGATATAGAAAAGCCGTGGATGCCAGATCGCACGGCTTGGTTGGAAGATATAGCCCATACAGAGTGGACTACGGAAGAGATTGCTTCAGGGTTGCCTGTGCGAAGATTACTGCCCGGGCTGTAGTCTCTTTAGATCAGCATCTACCATGTCACGTATCATGGTCTCAAAATTGGTGCGTGGCTCCCAGCCCAGTTCATGTCTAGCACGTGAAGAGTCTCCACAGAGACTGTAAAGTTCAGCAGGACGTTTGAATCGCGGATCACTCTTGATCAACGGTTGCCAATCTGTAATACCCGCATGCTCAAATGCCACACGACACAGATCACCAATGGTATGTTGTTCGCCTGTGGCAATCACATAGTCGCTGGCTTTTTCTTGTTGTAGCATCAACCACATGGCTTCCACAAAGTCGCCGGCGAATCCCCAATCTCTAGCACTGTCTAAATTGCCCAGAGTAACATCATCTGCCAGTCCTAATTTAATACGTGCCACTGCATCTGTGATCTTGCGTGTGACAAATTCACGACCACGCAAGGGCGATTCATGATTGAACAAGATGCCCGAGCAAGCATACAAACTATAACTCTCACGGAAGTTTATGGTCATCCAATGTGAGTACAACTTGCTCACACCATATGGGCTTCGTGGACGGAATGGCGTGGTTTCACCTTGCAGTCCTGGTTCTGTAGCATTGCCAAACATTTCACTGGTGCTGGCCTGATAAAAGCGGGCATTAGGATTGTGTTGACGAATTGAGTTCAGCAAATTCAACGGACCCATACAGTTTACTTCTGTAGTGAGTTTATTCAATTCCCAACTGATACCCACAAAACTTTGGGCTGCCAAGTTATACACTTCTTGCGGCTTGACGCTTTGCATGAGATGATTCATGTTGTTCTCATCAGTGATGTCACCAGTGATGAGTTCAATGTCGTTTTCAATGCCCAGCCATTTGATATTCTCTAGGTTGGGATTTGAATAGCGTTTGACTAGTCCATAAACATGGTAGCCTTTTTCTATTAGATATCGGGCAAGATAAGGGCCATCCTGGCCAGTCATGCCTGTAACAAATGCGGTCTTTTTCATACTGTTATGTATCACTCACAACAGGTCACACCTGAATATCTTCCATGCCAGCAGTGCGTAATCTAACAACATGCCCCATTTGCCATTGTTTGGTATCCAGTCCTTTGAGAATGCCCAACCAGCGATTGCGTAAGTAGGCTACTTCGTTGATCAAGGTTTCATAGTCAATTACCTCGTCCTCACCGTCTGTGTACTTTTCAGCGTCTCTTGAAGTCAAAGCACGGGCATAGTTTTCCATGTACTTTTGGAAATGCTTTCTACGTATTTTACGCAGTTGTATGTTGAGATAGTTTAGTACTGCTTCAATTTCTTGCAGTTGATTAAAACGGTGCTCAGTAATGCCAGGCAGGGCCGTGATATTCTTTTCTACTATGCCCGAGATTTTGCAGTCCTTTTTGGCGTCCGCAAGTTCACGTTCGTAGTGATTGATAAAGTCTGGAATAGAATTAAGACTGGCAACTACGCGGCTATACCACATTAGTTTTCCCAGTCTTCGTCTTCGTTGTAGTCTTCGTCTTCGGGGTCTTCATCCTCTTCTTCCACATAGTCCTTGTCGTTGTCAAGGTATGCGGTCAAGGCACGTTTGATATCTGTGTCGCCTTTGAAAGCCGCACGAATGTCTTCCACGTCACTATCATTGTCCATCAAGATCTGTATCACAGTTTCTGCGGCTTCGTCACGGTCCACGGTATTTACAAAACGCTTGAGTTCTCCCCAAATTTCACTGGCTATTGCTTCACTCATCTGCTGTTTCCTCCGGAGTACTTACCTCGGCTTTCTGATTTCCAAAGTCTGCCATGACCTTGTCTAAGCACCCTTCATCATTTTTTTCCCATGCTTTGCGGAACTTCTTGATGATTTCACCTTCGCTTGTGGTAAACACCAGGCTGTTGCCTTCACGCTTGAGCATTTCTTTTTTCTCAATCAAGTCAACCAAGCCTGAGTATGGGCTCATACCTGTTGTATAAGGAATCTTGACCTGCACACCTTCAAAGGGTTTGGCATAGCGTGTTTTCATAACTTTACAACCCGCACGGATACCGTTTACTTCAGATACTTTGTTGCCGTCTTCGTCCTCTTTGAGTTTCATCTTCTTCATGGCAACCACAATACTCGATGCATAGATAAAGCCTTGACCGCCTGAGATCTTGTCGTCTGGATCAAACATGTCCTGACTTGCGTATGTGTGGTTGGTACAAACCAAGCCCACGTTGTAACTACCAAACATGTTGACACAGTTACGAACAAGTGCTGTGAGTGCTTTGGGTTTGCGGCCCAGATCACCTTTCATTTCACCTGCGTCAAATTGGTTAACGTCTGTGGGCGTCAACAACATGCCCAGACTGTCAATCACAAACATGACCTTGGGACGCTCGCCTTCGGCCAATGCCTTGTAGTCACTCATGAATGTGGAGATTGTTTTGGCCACATCGTCAATCATGGCCATTGATAATTTGAGCAGTTTTGATTCTGATGTGTCCACCCCAAGTGCTTTGAGCCAGTCTTCGTCAAGAGCATTTTCACTGTCGATCAATACCACAAAGATACCTTGCTCTTGTGCGTTCTTCACAATGTTGCCTGAACAGATGTAACTTTTACCTGCGCCAGAGTC